GAACGGTATCCGGCCAGAGCGGTGGTAATTGCTGGTTCTACGGCAACAGCAAGTGCGGAACGGTATCCGGCCAGAGCGGTGGTAATTGCTGGTTCTACGGCAACAGCAAGTGCGGAACGGTATCCGGCCAGAGCGGTGGTAATTGCTGGTTCTACGGCAACAGCAAGTGCGGTAAGCGTGAGTAGAATTAAGACCAAAGAATAACGTTCAATAAGCTTATGGGGGTGTAAAATGAAAATGAATCTGAATCCGCTTGCTTGGTTAAAAAGGAAACATCATGGCCGACCTACCAATCCGGCCAACGAAAACGCGGCCCTGTACCAGATCATTCTTTCGCAGATCGAAAAGGCCCAGGGTGGGGACCGGGTGGTCATTGTGGCCCTGATTGCCGACTACATGGCAAGCAATCTCTCAGCTATCCCGGTCGGCACGTTGCGATCAATCAAGCGTCGGCTACAGGGTTTTAACGCTACCAAGGGGGAATGGATCGGCGGCGGTGAAGATGCTGGCCGATGAGCTCGGGGTGAAGATGAAAAAGTTATGCGGAGGTATGTGGGAATGAGCCTGCCGGAGCCATATTACCAGAACGACAACGGCGTACTGTACTGCGGGGATTGCCTTGAGATCATACCAGAGCTTGGACCTGTTGATCTGGTGCTGACCGACCCGCCGTATGGACACAACAACAACAACAACGACATGATTGCAAATCGGGAAGCCATTTTCGGAAAAGGCGAAAAGCCTAAAAAGGTTCCAAAAAGCGATTATAGACCAATAGCCAACGATGGCCCAGAGGCAAACATAATTTTTAAAAAATGCCTCCCACTTTTTGCGGAAATTTTAAATCCGGGCTGCTGCTGCTGCTGCTGCTGCTGCTGCGGCGGCGGCGGTCCTGATCCTCAGTTTGCAAGGTGGTCTCTTTGGCTTGATGAACATATTCCATTTAAGCAAATGATTGTTTGGGACAAAGGGCCGATGGGTATGGGGCATCATTACAGAAGGAGCTATGAGGTTATTTTGGTTGCACAAAAAAACGGAGCGGCCTGTAAATGGTATGACACAACAAAAAGAGTTGAAAACATTATTCGCCCACAAGATAAGTTCGCACCCAAAATAATACCAAATGAAAAGCAGCACCCAACAGTAAAGCCAGTCGGACTTATGGAGTTTTTTTGCAAGCTTCACACCGAAACCGGCGACACCGTTCTTGACCCCTTTCTTGGTTCCGGCACAACAGCCGTGGCGTGTGAGCAGCTTGGCCGAAAGTGGATAGGAATTGAGATAGATGAAAAGTATTGCGAGATCGCGGCAAAGCGTATTGACGCTGAGAACCGGCAACTGAAACTATTCTAAGGGGTGGGAATGAAAGTACACATTTTTGAAGACGAGGACTGCCGGGTATTAGGTTTTGCAGAGGCGGTGGACGAATGACCAAATTCAACACTGGACTTTTCATAACCGGCTTTTTGCAGGTGTTCTGCGTAACCATTCAGACGTGGTTTATCGCTCAAAGCTACCTGCCTGGGATCGTGGTGGTCGGGTTCCTGATTTCGTTTATATGGAGCTTCAACGTCAAGCGGATTGCCTTCGGGTCAATGCTGGATCGGGTTGTATATTCGGCCGGTGCAAGCGCCGGGGCCACGGTAGGCATCATTGTCGGTAGCTGGGTATTGTAATTCAACACAAAAAAGGAGGAAAAGATGAAAACGAAAAACATAACTACAGTGTGGTTGATTAAAAACAATGCTTGTGCGGCGGGCGTTGCTTGGTTTGCTTCTCAAAAAGAAAAAAATGAAATCAAAGTGATCCAGATGTTGGTGACGGAAAATCACTTTGACTGGGCCAACTGGACTTTGATTCGGCGAATAACGCCCAAACAGCGCGTAGCATATGCTATTTATGCAGCTAAAATCGTATTGGGTGTTTTTGAAGAAAAATGGCCCAATGACGACAGACCAAGAAAAGCTGTCGAGGCAGCAGAACGGTGTTTAAGGACACCGTCTAAAAAAAATAGAGCTGATGCTGCTGATGCTGCTGATGCTGCTGATGCTGCTGATGCTGCTGATGCTGCTGATGCTGCTGATGCTGCTTATACTGCTGCTTATGCTGCTGCTTCTGCTGCTTATGCTGCTGCTTCTGCTGCTTATGCTGCTGCTTATGCTGCTGCTTCTGCTGCTGATGCTGCTGATGTAAAACCCCAAATCATTAATTATGGTATAACATTATTGGAAAAGAAATAATTTAATGTTGACGAACCCAAAGACTAACCCTGTCCCCTGGGCCGGTGGTTTTTTAACTTGACATACGCTTTATGCGCTGGTATGAATGAGTCTATAGCAAAAAGGAATAGGCAGATTCCATGAACCCTAATTTTTTTAAAGACAGAAATCCATCGGTAACGCCCATTCACCCGAATGGTGGGGCTGCCTCCCCTGTTGCCGATGGTTTTCTGTTTTTAAAATATGGTGGCTCATGAAATGGTTCAAACATATTTCTGACAGCCTGGATGATCCAGATATTTTTCAGGCGATGGAAAAATTCGGATCTGATGGGTATGTCGTTTTTTTTGGTATTCTTGAGATTTTATCTCGGGAGTTTGACGCAAATAATCCGGGTTTTTGTCGAGTTTCTGTCAAATTTCTGTCAAAAAAACTTCAGATTTCAGTCAAAAAAATCTCAAAAATACTTTGTTTTTTTGAAAAAAACGGGCGTTTTTCGCACACTTTTATAGGTGATGAAATTGAAATATCATGTCATAAATTAAGCGAGTTGTGCGACGAATGGACACAACGTAAACTCGGGAGTTGCTCGGGAGTTACTCGGAAAATCCTCAAGCATGAAGTAGAAGTAGAAGTAGAAGTAGAAGTAGATAAAGAATATATACCCCCCTTACCCCCCAAACCTAAACCAAAAAAATCAACGCAACCATCACCTCCGGCTGAAAAAGACGTTGTCCAGTATTTCGTTGAAAAAGGATTCCCACCGGAACTTGGAAAGCGGGCCTTTGACTATTATGAAAACGGCAATCCTCCATGGACAGATTCAACCGGGAAACCTGTCAGGGCGTGGAAACAAAAAGTCATGGCCGTATGGATGAAACCTGAAAACAGGTTCGGCGCCTTTGGTTCAATGGCGGGTAGTGGACCACCTCCCCACATACCGACCCCGGAAGAGATCCGACAAAGGATGGACAAAAATGCAGAATAGTTTTTTGCCCCTAACGCCACACGACCAGAACCTTGAAACGTCAATACTGGCCTCGGTCCTGATCGACTCCGACAATGACGAATTGTTCGACACGGTGAAGGCGGATGATTTTTACCGGACGTCACACCAGAAGATTTATGCTGCGATGATTTGCCTTTACGGTAAAAAAGAGCCCGTTGACCTTGTGACCATCAAAAACAAGCTGGTTGAAATGGGCGACCTTGAGGCCATTGGTGGGGCTGGTTATCTGGTTGATCTTCTTGACAATGCCCCGTATGTGGCTGATAAAGAGGGATACATTAAACTGCTTCTTGAGAAGTCGGCCAGGCGTAAGCTATTGACATTCGGGCATGAACTTATGAAAATGTCGGTTGACCAGACAACCGGAATTGATAGTATTATCGCCTCAATGGGTTCGACCATGAACACCATCGACCAGCAGGGCGACACGAAAACAGGCTATTCGAAACTTTGTGATCTGGTTATCCCCACCATAGAGCGATACGAAAACCTTTTAAAAACTGGTATTTCTGGAATATCAACCGGGTTTAAAAACGTGGACACGATCATCGGCAGCTTACAGGACGGTGACTTGACAATTGTGGCCGGCAGGCCGGGCATGGGTAAATCGGCCTTTGCCATGTGCATGGCACTATCCGCTGCAAAATCAAACATTCCTGTCGGCGTGTTCAGCCTGGAAATGTCAGAGTCCCAGAATATGGACAGGGTCCTGGCCGGGCAGACAAAGATAAACCTTTCCAAGTTCCGGACCGGGCGTTTTTCTCAGGCCGATTGGACCGAGCTTGTGGAGAGAATCGACAAGATACGGGACTGGCCGCTTCTTATCGACGCCACGCCGGGATTGAGCTATAAGCAACTTCGCCGGCGGGTCCGGGTGATGGTTCGCAAACACGGCATACGGATGGCCGTGGTCGATTACATCCAGCTTATGACCGGCGACAAGGGGGGCAACAGGGAAACGGAAGTGTCTTCAATCAGCCGGGCCTTAAAGCTGCTTGCCAAGGAAATGAATATGCCGGTCATAGCCCTGTCTCAACTTAACCGCGGACTTGAGAGCCGGGACAATAAGCGGCCCAGGCTTTCGGACCTGCGGGAGTCCGGCGCCATCGAGCAGGATGCCGACAATATCCTGTTCCTGTACCGCGATGAGGTTTATAACCACGGCACAAAAGATAAAGGCGTTTGCGAGGTCGAGGTGGCGAAGCAGCGGATGGGGCCCGTTGACAGGGCAAAAATAAAGTGGGTTGAAGAAACCGCAAAATTTGAGAACCTGGAAATGTGGGACAGGTAAACAGGATAAGGAGGGCGACGTGCAGATAAAGAATCAAATCATGGGTAAACGAAATGTCCGGCAGGGCATGGCGACAGAAGAGATTGCATGTATGTGGCTGCGGCGCTATGGGTTTCTTTGCATCGAGCCCATAGAGACGCCGTGGCGCATCATCAGGCACGGCGGTAGGGTCGTCGGGGCAACACCTGAAAAAAAGGTCTCTGGTGATTTCACGGCTATTGAACCGAGTACCGGGCGCCATGTCCATGTCGAAGTCAAAAGCCGGGACCGGGATACGCTTCGATTTTCAGACATTGAGGCTCATCAACGACAGGCCATGGATGAAAAGGTGGCGGCAAAAGCCTTATGTCTGGTTCTTTGGGTTAAATCTCCGGCCGAAGTTGCTTGTTATAAATGGCCAATCCAAGGGTTCGGGCCTGGAAAGTCTTTGAAATGGGGAGGTTAAAGCATATGGATACCATAAATATTGTTTCAGATGGAACGCCTTTGGGAACCGAAATAAAAACAGCTTCAGGCTATAAAATACATGGCGTGCGGGCGATGACTATCCATGTTGATGTGGAAGGAGTAGCATACGTAATGCTTGAATTGGTTGCCCCGCGTTTTAATGTTTCTGCCCCGTTAAACAAGGTATACGACCCGCACAAACACCCGGTTTTGCGAAATCTTTTGATGTCAGAACACAATCGCATTGAGATCGAACGTGCAGGAATATCACGGATTCATTAAACAGGAGGTGGTAGGGTGAACTACTACAACGAAATTGACCCGTTCGCCGCCTCGTGGTTGCGAGAACTTATTAAGGCCGGACTTATCCCAGACGGCTACGTTGATGAAAGGAGTATTGCCGATGTCAAAGGATCAGATCTTACAGGGTACACACAATGTCACTTTTTCGCCGGGATCGGCGGGTGGGCCAGAGCGCTTGAGTTGTCCGGTTGGCCAGCAGACCGACCTGTTTGGACAGGAAGTTGCCCGTGTCAATCCCTTTCGGTGGCAGGGCTTGGAAAAGGCGCTGATGATAAAAGGCATTTGTGGCCTGAGTTCGCCCGCCTCATCTGCGAGTGTGAGCCTTCAACAGTCTTTGGAGAACAGGTTGCGTCAAAACTTGGACGTCAATGGCTCTCAGGAGTACGCCTTGACCTGGAAGCGATGGGATATGGAGTCGGGGCCGCCGATTTGTGCGCTGCGAGCATCGGGGCGCCGCACATCAGACAGCGGTTGTGGTGGGTGGCACAGTCCGCAAGCTCACGATGTAACGCCGAGGGGAAAAGGACAAAAGATCAAACACGGAACGAAACACGGCTGCGGGGATCTGAACGCGGATGTTGCGACAATGCCGCTGACACTGGGGATGTCGGAAACGGGAACGAACCCGGACGGCTCGGAGCGGAACAGGCTGGACCAGTTGCCAAGAGTAGCACACCAGGCTTTTGGTCAACCGCTATCTGGCACCACTGCCGGTACGGAAAAACAAGGCGCATACCGGTTGAACCCGCTCTTTTCCCTCTGGCTTATGGGATATCCAATCGGGTGGGCATCCTGCGGGGCGCTGGTAACGCGATTGTCCCGGCGGTTGCAGCGGCGTTCATAAAATCATATCAGGAGGTGGTAGGGTGAAAGAATCATCTGAACTCATAGCATCAGATCCGGCAACCGGGAAAGAGCTTTACAGGACGACATCTGGGTACATGCAGGCAACCCGCAAAAACGGGATTCTGTGCGACCCGATATGCTTAAAGAGCATGCCGCCATGGGCGGTTAAGAAAGGGGGGGGAAGGCGTGAAAATACTAATCTACCATTGCTCCCGTGTGTTTTGCGGGTGTCTTTTAAACGCAGTGGTCCAGGCCAACTCTGAAGACAGGGCTATTGAAATGTTGGAGTGGACCAGCGATGAAGACGTCGAAGACATCAACGTGCAAGAAATAGGTATTGCAACGTCGAGCGAAGAAAAAGAGTGGTGTAAAGAAAGCCTATAACCGGATTCTTTAATTTTTTGGGGGTAAAAAATGAGCAAGGTTGACAAAGTTGAACGTTATGACTGGGTGAAGCCTGGCGATAACGGCAGGCAGTGCAAGGTGGCGGTGGATGAGTTGAAGATTGACCACGCCTATCAGCGGCCAGAGGTGAGTGATAGAAACACGCTCGCATTGGCCCGTGGGTTCAACTGGGTCGCGTTCAACTCCATCGTCATTATGGAGCGAGCGAACGGCGATAAGTACGTTGTTGACGGGCAGCAGCGCCTACTTGCGGCACGGCGACGCGGTGACATCCGCGAGGTTCCGTGTGTCCTGTTCAAGTCCGATGGTTGCGAGCATGAGGCGAGGGCCTTCATTTCCCTGAACATCAGGAGGACCAATGTCCCTGCGGTGGCCAAGTTTAACGCGCACGTCCGGGCCGCGTTAAACCCAGAAAAGCAGATTGCGGATTGGCTGGCCACGCAAGGCTTAAAGGTGACAGAAGACGGCAAGGACATGAAAGGAGTCGATTTCCCGTCATGCCTGATCCGGTCATGGAACCTAGACGAGGATGCCTGTAAGAATGCGATTTCCATCCAGCGCGATGTGAACGGAACGGAGCCGTTGTGCAGCACATGCCACAAGGGAATCTTCTGGCTGTTGCACAATGGAATAGATGTTGAGAAACACGCCGATAAGTTGAAGCGCCTCGGAGGCCGGTCTGCTATGCTGCGAAGCGTGAAGATGCTTGAGATCGAAACGGGCGCGAAGGCAAGTGAGCGCGGGTGCGGAATCGGAGTGTTGCGGTTGATAAATTACAAGCGGCGCGGAAAGATAGCAGTGCCGGATGGTGCATAGGATAAATAAGACGGGAAAGGCAACGGAATGAACGAGCGGGACTTGTGGTCAGCAGTAATCATGCAGGCGTTTGATGATATGGCGGCCCCGGCTTTGAAAAGCGGCTCAACAGGAGAGCGCATCCGGGCGCGGAATTGTGTGAACGCCCGCGCATGGCTGAACTCAACCAGGAATAACGGCGTTGGATCGTTTTTGTGGGTTTGCGAATCGCTTGACTTCGACCCCGCGAAAATCAGGGCAGGAAAAATAGTTTACAACCCTCAATCTTTTTGATATAGAAAAAGCATGGCAACTAAAAAAGCAATGGGCCGCCCAAAGAAGGAGCTCGACCAAAAAGCTTTTGAGGGCCTCTGCGGCTTGCAATGCACCAGGCCCGAAGTCTGTCAGTTCTTCAACGTCTCCGACAAGACCCTCGATAACTGGTGTAAAGCCACGTACAATATGAGTTTTTCCGCTATTTTTAAGATAAAGCGGGGAACAGGGGTAGTAAGCCTGCGCCGGATGGGGTTTGAACTGGCCCGGACAAATGGGAGCGTCTATATCTTCCTTGCGAAAAACTACCTCGGGTTAAGGGATCAGCCCATTGACGAAGCCGATATTGCACCGGCCCAGCCCGTTTCGATCATTATCCAGGTGGAAGATGCAACGAAAAGTCAAGGCTAACGGGCCACAAGGCCGCTTCCTTCCAATGCCGCAAAAGTTCCGTGCGTTTATCGGTGGGTTCGGAAGCTCAAAGACGTTTACCGGCTGCATGGCAATGTGTCAGCACTTTTGGGAACACCCTGGGATCAATCAGGGGTATTTCGCCCCGACCTACCCGCAAATCAGGGACATCTTTTATCCGACCATCGAAGAGGTGGCCTTTAACTTTGGCCTCACTGTTGAGATCAAACAGGGGGTCCATGAGGTCTCTTTCTATTCGGGCCGGCAGTACCGAGGCACAACTATTTGTAGGAGCATGGACAAGCCGGCCAATATCATCGGATTCAAGATCGGCCACGCCCTTATTGATGAGCTTGACACGCTGCCCATCAACAAAGCCGAGGACGCATGGCAGAAAATCATTGCCCGCATGCGCTACAAAGTGACCGGCGTCAAGAATGGTATTGACGTGGCCAGTACGCCCGAGGGGTTCCGCTTTTGTCATAAAAAGTTTGTCCAGCTTCCGCAAGAGAACCCCGACCTACTCATAAACTATGGCATTGTCCAGGCCTCGACATACGAAAACGAGAAGCATCTACCGGCCGATTATATCCCGAGCCTGAAAGAATCCTATCCTGCTGAATTGATCGAGGCCTATATCAACGGGCAGTTCACGAACCTGACCAGCGGCACGGTATTCAGGAACTACAACCGGGCCAGGTGTGTTTCACATGAAACAATCATCGAGAATGAGCCTTTATTCATCGGCCAGGACTTCAACGTGCAGAAGATGGCCAGCGCGATATTTGTCCAGCGTAAAGACGGCTACCATGCCGTGGCCGAGCTGAAAGACCTGTTTGATACTCCCGATGTGATAAAGATTATCAAAGATAGATGGGCCGACAAGGGCCACCGGATCATAATTTACCCGGATGCCAGCGGTGGGAGCCGAAAGTCTGTTGATGCATCAAAGTCTGACATATCGCTGCTGACCCAGGCGGGCTTTGCGGTTCGGAACAATCCCAGTAACCCGGCCGTTAAAGATCGGGTGTTGGCGACAAATAAAGCGTTTGAGTCCGGTCAGATCAAAGTGAATGCTGCGGCGTGTCCGACCATTGCGCGGTGCCTTGAACAGCAGGCATACGATGACAACGGGGAGCCGGATAAGACAGCCGGCTTTGACCACATGACTGAGGCCTTCTCATATTTCGTTGCCTATGAGTACCCGATTGTTAAACCGATGTCCAGGATGAAGGTCGTAGGGGTGTGATGAAAATCGAAACTAAAACCGTAAAACTTGACAGTAAAGCCGCTCTGTGATAAGGCAAAACTGCCTGTAAAAATAAATATCTGCAAAACCAAAGGAGTCCCGCCATGCCCAATCAATCCAAGGTGTCAACCCAGCATCCGGCCTATGCCGACATGCTCTCCCAGTGGCAGAAAGCCATCGACTGTACCACCGGGCAAAGGGCTATACATGCCGCCGGGAAAACCTATCTCCCGGCGCTGAAGGATCAGACCGACGACGACTACAACGCGTATAAGCTCCGGGCCTTGTTTGTGAATTATTCGTGGCGGTCGGTGTCGGCATTGGTCGGAATGATGTTCCGAAAGCCCATGACGGTTGATGTGCCTGAATCGATCAAGCCCATGCTGGAGGATGTAACCCTGTCGGGCATATCCTTCAACACCCTGGCCCAGGAAGCCGCCATTGAGGTTTTGACCACCGGCCGCGATGGTATTCTGGTAGATTACCCCTCATCCGGGACCGAGGGCATGACGGTAGCAATGGCAGAGGCCGCAGGAATCAGGCCGATCATGGCCCGGTATCCGGCCACCTCAATCCTGAACTGGAAGACCGCCCGGATTGATAACGCGACTGTTTTGTCAATGGTCACATTGCAGGAAGAGGCCGAGGTGGCTGATCCGGAAAATGAATTTGCACACAAGACGGAAAAGCGGTTCAGGGTGCTGGATCTTCCCAAAATGTTTTTGCCTGAAACAGGAGAGATAAAGGCAATTTACCGGCAGCGGGTTTTCAGGATCAACGACAACAAAGACGATGATCAGGTAGGGGCCGACATATTCCCTAAAATGAACGGCAAATATTTAAGCCGGATACCCTTCTATTTCCTCGGGACACTCACCACGACCCCGGAAGTCGTAGAGCCGCCGCTCATTGACCTGTTCGACGTCAACCTTGACCATTACCGGCTGTCGGCTGACCATAAGCATGGACTTCACTTTTCCGGCCTGCCCACGGCATGGATATCAGGGTACACGCCGGAGAACCAGTCGGAAAAGCTGTATATCGGGTCAAGCGCCGCGTGGACCTTTCCTGACCCGACAGCCAAGGCAGGGTATCTGGAGTTTTCTGGGCAGGGGCTCAATCCCCTATCCGAAGAGATGGCCAAGGACGAGGAACGCATGGCAATTCTTGGGGCGCGGCTGTTGTCCGCCGAAAAGAAAGACAGCGAAACGTCACAGACGGCACAGATACACCGGGCCGGGGAATCATCTGTCTTGGCCAGCATCGCCGAAACGATCAGCTCCGGGCTTACCATGGCCCTTAACACGTTCTGCGAGTGGGCCGGGCAGCCGGGCAAGTGGTCGGTTGAGATAAACCGTGACTTCCTGCCGCCCGAAGTTACGCCCGAGGAACTCAAGGGATGGATGGCCGCGTGGATGTCTGGAGCGCCGGGGTTTTCAGACCAGGGGCTTTTCAATTTGTTAAAAAAGCGGGAGGTGGTTGCCGACGACGTAACCCTTGAGGAAGAACAGGCCAGAATAGGCGAAAAGAAACCGGCAGCGCCTGACATGACAGGGCAATAATGGATCGTAAAGACCTCATCCTTCAAGATTCAGCAATCAGCCGGCAGATTGACCTTTTTCGCTTTACGGCCAGCGAGAAAAAGAAGGTGCTGGCTATCCTGGCCCAGCTTGAGAAGGACTTGAAGCTGAAGCTCCTGGGCGACCTGACCGACTTTTCAAGGGCGCGGGTGAACCGGATACTGAAGGAAGCGAACGCGGTTATTGGGGCGGCGTATAAAGGAGCGGTTACTGGTGTCGGTTTTGATTTGCCAACAACTCTTGAGCTTAAATCGTTTTTAGCCAAAAGCACGCGGTCTTTATTAGAAAAAGGCTATACATGGGCCGAAGGTTCGTGCGGTGAATTTGCTTTTGCTGTCCATAAATGGCTTGGCGGTGCGGGTGAATTAATAAACGTGTATAACAGCACCGGCGCCGCACTGCACCTTGTTACTAAAGTTGGGGACAAGTATATTGACGGGAACGGAATACATACAAAAAGCGAGGTTTTAAGTGGGTATTTCAAGGGCGGGCGGCTGGAAAAAGTGTCCTGGAATGATTATGAAAATTATATTTCCAAGCCGACAGCCAACGCACTAGCTGAAAAACTATCGAACCAATTTAAGGCCGTGGGGGGGAATTCCACCGACATGCTCGGCCTTGCCCAGCACGAAGCCCAGGCCACGGCTCAATCCTTCGCGGCAATCGGCCTTGAAGCTTCCCTGCCTACCGTGGCAGTGATGAAGGCCATTGTGAATGGTTCCCTGATAGAGGGCGCACCCTCGGCGGCATGGTGGGCGAAACAGTCAACCGACCTTCAGTTCAAATTTGCGGCCCAGGTCCGGCAAGGGATCACGGCAAACGAGACGGTCCAGCAGATTGTCCGGCGCATTATCGGCTCTTCAAAGCTGGGCATACCGGGGATCATGGAAACCAGCCGGGCGGGTGCAACGGCCCTTGTGCATACCTCAATTCAGCAGGTGGCGAACGATGCTCGGCTGGCGACGTTCAGGGAGAATGCGGACGTCATCAAGGGCGTTCAGCAGCTTTCAACCCTGGACGGCAGGACCTCGGCCATATGTGTGGCATACTCAGGGGCATCTTGGGACCTGGACGGCAACCCGATAAACGGGACAACCCTACCATTCAACGGCGGCCCGCCCCGCCATTTTAATTGCCGGTCCGTATTGGTCCCCATCACCCGCACATATAAAGAGCTTGGCATTGATATACCTGAAGCGCCGCCGGGCACCCGCGCAAGCGATGAGGGCCAGGTGCCGGCCGATATGACAATGGCCGAATGGTTGAAGTCAAAGCCCACGTCCTACGTGGATGACCTTCTCGGGCAGGGCCGGGCTGATTTGTTTCTATCTGGCAAGCTGACCCTGCCGCAGTTGCTTGACCTACAGGGAAACCCGTTGACGCTCGACCAGCTACGGGCAAAATACAAATGAGGAGGGATGGAGAGTGAGCCTAAAAACCAAAGTCTTGAAGAACGTAAGGCGGCAAGTCCAGCGGCAAAAAAAAGAGATCATGCTTCAAGTTGCCCGTGAAATATTGACGCTCCCTTTCTGGCAGCGGATTAAATTTGCATGGAAAATTATATGGAGGTCGCATTAAATACTTGACAAGGGCCGAAAAAAACAATAAAGAAGGCATAAAGGAGTCATCGTCATGGAAACCTACCTTATCGCAGGTAAAAATCAAAACGGAGAAGATGGATCATGGGAAATTCAGGCGGATAACGAATCCGACCTGAAAAAGATACTGACAGACAGGGCCATTGAAGCAAAGACCATCAACGGAGAGGTAGTCAAAAAGGCAAAGCCTAAACCCCAAAGGGAGATTGACGAAGATGGCGTATGATCCAAACGATTTGGAAACAAAGGCCGCAATCAAGGCGGCGGCAGAAGCGGCAGCAGCAGAAGCGGTTGAAGGTTTAAAGGCCAAAAACACCGAACTTCTCGGCAAGCTCAAGAAGGCGCAGAAAGACGCCACCATTGACCCGGCAGATCACGCGGCAATACAGACGGAACTTGCCGAGACGCAAACCAAGCTGGCCGAGGCGAACAAGGAACTCAAGGCGGCCCGCGTCGATTCCGACAAGATCAAAAAGCAGTATGAAACCGAATCAAAGGTGGCCCATAACCTGCTGGTGGATACCGGCCTGTCCAACGCGCTGCTTGCGGCTGGTGTGAAATCCGCGTCTTACCTGAAAGCAGCCAAGGCGATGCTGGCCGGCCAGGTCGTATTGACGGCAGACGGGGACAACCGGGTTGCCAAGGTCGGAGAAAAGCTCCTGGCCGATTACGTCAAAGAGTGGGCAACATCCGATGAGGGCAAAGCCTTCGTAGATGCTCCTGTAAATGGCGGCGGCGGCGCGGCCGGTGGTTCCGGCGGCAATGGGAAAAGCCATGACCTTGAGAAAATGTCGCCGGAGGCCAGACTCCATGCACTGAACACAGGGAGCGCAACGCAAAAATAATTTCATAGACAATTAGATCGGCAACCTAATGGGTGGCCGAGCAACGGCAAAGCCGGACTTTAAGAGTCAAAATCTTAAGGCCCGGCTTTTTTATTTTGAACACATGAAAAATTAAGGAGAAAACAAATGGGAATGTCATTACTTGAGTATGCGAAAGGTGCCGGACTCAACACAAAACGCGGCACGATTATCGAACTGTTCGCAAAGGCGAACAGCCTGCTTAACGCCATGACCTTTGAGACCGTTCAGGGGTCCGGCGTGGACTATGACCAGGAAGCGGCACTGCCCGGCGTTGCTTTCAGGGGTATCAACGAAGAGTACACGGCAAGCGCGGGTGTTATCAACCCGATGCACGATCCGCTCAAAATTGCGGGCGGGACCCTGGATGTGGACAGCGCCCTTATCAAAATGTTTGGCGAAGGCGTGAGGGCGAAACATGAGGCCATGAAGATCAAAGCCCTGTCCCTGAAAATTGCCCGAATGATTATCAAGGGCGATTCCCAGGCGGACCCGAAAGAATTTGACGGGCTTCAGCGGCGCCTTGCAAACGACCAGTTGATTTGCGTGACGACCAACACCACGGATTCCGTAGGTGCCTTGACCCTGGCAAAGCTGGACGAAGCCATTGACGCCACCGAAAACCCCACGCACCTTATTATGAACAAGAAGCTGCGGCGGCTCCTAACCCAGGCGTCCCGGACTTCCACCATCGGCGGGTATGTCACCTACACCCAGGACAACTGGGGCCGGCAGGTGCCTCGTTACGCTGATCTTCCGATTCTGGACGCTGGCAAGGACAATACCAATACCGATATTATCCCTCTGACAGAGACCGCTGGTGACGCTGGTGCCGATGCAACGAGCCTTTATGTCGTTTCGTTCAGCGACGGCCACGTTGAGGGCATACAGAACAGCCCGATTGAAGTCAAAGACCTGGGCCTTACCGATTCCGGCGTTATCTACCGGACCCTGGTTGAGTGGCTGGTGGGCATGGCCCTGTATCACCCGAGGGCGGCAACCCGTCTCTGGAACATCAGCACCGCAACGGCAGTCACCGCGTAATAATCGCCCGGTGTAAAGCCGGGTTTTAACACACCATGAAACAAGGAGAATGAAAGATGACCACATATTTGAAGGAAGATTTTGTTTTTGACGAGGATCTGGTGCTTGAGGATTCGCTTGACAGTGCCGGCTCGGTTTCCGCCATTGTCGCCTCCCAGGAGGGCAAAGTGCTGGACGTTGCCAAGATTATCGACCTGGGCGACGGCCTTGTCGAGGGCTACATGATCGTGGACATTGACGCAATCGTAACCACCGCCGCCGATCTGCTGTATGAGATTTTTCTACAGGGCGCACAGTCTGCGACCTTCGCCACGGCCGGGCTTGTCCGCAACCTGGCGGCTCTTGAGCTTGGGGCGGGCGAACTGCTGACCAATGCCACCGCCACCACGGGCGACCAGGGCGCGGCCGGTGATCGGTACGTTGTTCCTTTCCGCAACGAACTGAACGGCACGGTTTATCGGTATGTCCGCGTGTATCAGGAAATTGCCAACGGCACCGGCGAGTCCATCACCTGCACCATTTGGCTGGCAAAAAAGCGGTAACAAAGCGGCTGAGGGGCTGCCAATAGTGGCGGCCCCTGCCGAAAACGGAGGATGATATGGCTGTAGATACTGGAATAATTAAAATTTACGACCTTTTAAATGGTGGCGAGCCGCTTACATGCCACAGAATTGACGCCCGTTCGTTTTTGGCGCACCCGTCCGGCCGGTGGTCGGCATCGCCGAAAGCCGTTGAAAAATCGGTTGCCCCTTCATCCGGGGCCGAAACCGGGGAGGACACCGGGGAAGAGATGCGGTTAAAGGCCATGCACTTCAAGACGCTTCAGGCCGCCGCAAAGAAAGAGGGCATACCGGGCGCTGAGAGCATGGACAGGGCCGGTCTGGTGAATGCCATGATGGAGAAAGCGAAGGTTTAACCCTGTGCCGCTGGGCGGCCTGAATCGTTGTACCTCCCAACGAAGTGGCTGGCTCACCACGAGACGGCCGCCGAGCGGCATCTAAAAGGATAACGAGATGAGCAATAAACCAATCGTAGGGGATCAGGTTATCACCGGGGATGTTTATGTGGGTGGCACAATTCACGCCCCGGCCAACGCTGGCGCCGGCAGTTTTACAACTTTGAGCGCAACCGGCACAACCACGCTAGCCGCCACTTTAACCGGAGTTTTACGCGGGGATTCCGGTGTTGTTTCGGTTGATGGAGATGTAACGGATATAGTGTCGGCAGCGACAACCGATGCAGCGGGAAAAGTGGAGCTGGCCACTAATGCCGAAACAGTAACAGGGACCAGCACGTCTCTTGCAGTTACACCCGACGACCTGACTTTTAGGCTAGCTTCACCGCCTGCTATCGGCGGGACGGCAGCGAGCACGGTCCAACGACTCAATAAGATCATAGATGGTTCGACGGCTATCGCCACCTTATCCACCGAACAAGCTTCAGATACAGTCATCTCAAATACCGGCCAGGGCGTCAACGACATCAATCACGGCCTTCCCGCAGCGGCTGCCGGCCTTAACTTCAAGGCTGTTATCGGTGAGGCACAGGGTGCCAAATACTTCAGATTTACCAGAGCGGGAAGCGACACCATCTGTCTTGATGGAACTGGCGGAAAGACCTATGTCGGAATTGCCGCACCTACGCAGGGGGCAATTCTGGATATGCAGGCGCTGCAAATGGCTTCCACAGGGATCAAGACCGGCGCGGCCTTGGCCATCGGCGGGACAAAAACCAATGTTTACTCTGGCGCGTTTACCTTTGACGCTGCCGGCGCTGGCTATGCAAAGGCGGAGGTTGCAGCAGGGACATCGCCCGGAGCGGCCACAACTCCACAAAACAAGTATGGCGCGGTTGCTTTTGATATAGGGGCCGATGGGAACATTGATGCGGTACAATGCACCAATATCGCAACGGGCTTTGATTCGGCTGCCTTAGCTGTAGCTGATCTGCCCGCTGCCGCTGCCGGTCATGCAAGAATGGGTTATGTCACAGCGATGTCAACCGATGCCGGCGGTTTCGTGTGGGCAACAACTGAATTTGACAACGCTGATTCTACCGTAGCCTACACCTCGTCAACGGCCTATACAAAGCCGTATGTCTGGGTTGCTACCACTATCGTCGGAACATGGGCTACTGATTAATTTGGTTTATAAAAAAGGAGAGGTAACATGCCCGGAACAATAACAGGGGTATCGACAAAAATACACGACCCAGAGGGAACCTTTAAGTTTTTAAAGGTGGTGTTGACATGCACGGCGGACGCCGCGGCCCACACATTCCCTGCGACGGTTGTCAATGATGTTATCACAGACAAGATTGTCGGCTTGTCCCTATATACCGTGGGTGCGTATCCGGGCACCACGGCGCCGACAGACGCCACGGATTTAACGATCACGCAGGACACCATTGATATTCTCGACGGCAAGGGCGCCGATCTGATTGATGAGACCACCACGACCATGATATGGGCCGGTAGCTCAACGGCCGATTTCCCGGTGCCGGTGGTCGGGGATCTTACGGTGAATATCACAAACAACTCGGTTGATTCGGCCATAACGTATATTGTCTTAATCTTCGGCAAGTAGGGGGGGGTATGGCGCTTATCGTAGAAGACGGAACCGGATTAAGCACATCCGAAGCCTATATCTCAGTGGCAGACGCCTCAACGTACTTCACGGCCAGAGGTAACACCACATGGGCGGCGATTTCGACCGATGATCTGCGTGAGGCATATTTGAGGCAAGCCACCGAATATATGACCCAGGTCTACCGGTCCAGATGGGAAGGTGTTCGGTACAGCGAGACACAGGCGCTTGACTGGCCCAGGGAAGGGGTCGTAAGGGATAGCTGGCAGGTCGATACCGATGAGGTTCCTGTTGAGGTCAAGCGGGCTTGTGCCGAACTGGCGCTCAAGGCGTCTTCTGCTGAATTATACGCAGATTTGACCCGTGGCGTTATTCGGGAAACGGTCGGGCCGATAGCGGTCGAATATGACAAGTATAGCCCGGAACGTGTCCGGTATTCGGCCATTGACGCCATGCTTCAGCCATATCTTAAATCAGGCGGCACGAACTCTGTCGGCCTTGTGAGGTGTTGATGAAAGCGTTCAGGGTGCTCACCGATCTTCTTATTATTTTTGGTCTTATCTTTTTGGTTTGCTGGGTTCTGGTGCATGCTGAACCGGACATCTGTCTCAAAGTGAAGGACTATTTAAGGAGCCTGATTTGAACGGTTCGCTCCTACGGTTTGCTGAAAGTGACCACGGCACAAGCGGGGTATTTGTGCTTGACGCTTTTTCTTGCATGACCATGGAGCTTCCTTGGCGTGATAATGCACCGAACCTGTCTTGCATTCCCGATGGTCAGTATGAGTGTGTGGTGCGGCACTCTCCCAGGTTTGGCGATGTGTACCACGTGACTAATGTTGAAGGCCGTTCTTGGATTCTGTTTCATAACGGCAACTGGGCCGGGGATAGGATAAGGGGTCTGAGAACAAATTCAAACGGGTGCATTCTTGTCGGGAAGAACCATGCTTATATCAGCGGCCAGCGTGGGGTGATCCTTTCCAAGCTGACCCTTGCAGCGTTGATGGAGTTTTCGAAGGGGCATGCTTTTCCGCTGATGATTAAATCGGTTTATGGGAGGTCGTGATGGACTTTGGTTTTCTTCTTTCAGGGCTGGGCGGGATTGTGACAGGGCTTGTCGGTCCCATTGCCAAGGGAGTGCTGGCCTACAAGCAGCAAAAGCTGGACTTTGAACATAAAGAGAAAATGGTGAAGCTGACCTCCGAGGCTGCCATTGCAGAGGTCAATGCAAATATCCGGCAGACAGAGGCTATCACCGAAGGCAATATCCGGGTTGCCGAAGTGGGTGCTCTTACAGAGGCCCTGAAAGGCGCTGATCGGCAGGTGTTCACGGTGGACTATATGAAATATCTGACCAGGTCAAAGTTTGGACAGATTGTCGCTGGGCTTGTTGCTTTTGGCTTGGCTTGTGTTGAGATTCTCCGGCAGGGAACACGGCCAGCGGTAACCATTTATTATGTAGGCATGAGCACATGGGTTACATGGCTCGCTTATCAGGTGCTCCAGACCACTGGCGCGGCGATTACTGCTACGTTCGCACAAGAGATTTTCCGAATGAGTGTGCTGACCATTTTTTATCTTGTGATAGCGATCATTAACTTTTGGTTTGTGAACCGTGAACAAGGGCTGATTAAAAAGATTGCGGAGAAAGTATAATGCCGCTGTTCATACCCAAATTTGCCGACCTGACCGCATCCGTTGACCTTGGCCACATGGCCCGGATTACGGTGGGCGGAAAGGACACGTCCCGGTTTCTGCCGGTGGCAGTCGCATCAATTGATCGCGTAAAGAAGGATGAGTTTTTCATTGCCGTACGTGCCGACGACAAAGTAAAAATCACCGGCACCGAAAAGAAAACACTGACCGCCGATAAGACCGAGGTTGAGACTCTGGGCCGCAGGGACCGCTTTGTTCTGACCGATGATGGGCGGCTGGACTACCAAATCGACTTGCTTGAGAAGCCACTTAATCCGTGGATTGATCTAGTCATAAAATGTTCCCCTGACCTGACATTTGAGTTGCAACCAGAAGAACTCACACCGGATGAAATAGCCGATGGCTGTATGCGCGACGAAAACCGCAAGGGTGGGTATGATATCTTTTGCAGCAAGAGGAACAATGAGTACCAGACCGGCATGGTTGGCTGGCTTGAACGGGCGTGGATAGAAGTTGTAGGTACGCGGCAATGGACAACCCAAAACGTAGCGGTGAAAAACGGATCAGGCCAGTGGCGTATAGATATTCCGCTGGATGTCTATGCCGCATGGCCCAAGGATGGCGTTACGGTCGGGCCGGTGCTTGGATACGATACCGACCCAGGCAGCACGTGGTCAACGGGGGCTACAGCCATTGTTGCCCTGGCGCAACAGACAATGCCGGTGGACGGCAACATAACATCTATCCAATGCTGGACTACCACTAATAATGTCAGGCTTGGTATTTTTGACCACAACAGCGGTACTGGATTGCCGGACGCTTCGCGTGGATACGCAGCCGCTGGTGTGTCAAGCGGCGGCGTTGCTACTGCGAATTTTTCAGATACGCTGACATCCGGTAATCAATATTGGCCAGCCGTACAACTGGCAGCTACTGTTAGATACGCTACCGTTGCCGGTGTGTGGAACCGCAGGCAGAACGATGGCACAACAAACTGGTATGATAATTTCGTCGATAATGGGACCAGCCTTCTACTGGATAGGCGTATTGGAATTTGGGTTAATTACGATGAGGCAGCAACCGGCAACCGCCGACGCCGAACAATAATTTGTGGAGGTAGTCGATAATGAACCTGGCAAAAATAGACACCGCAAAAACATTTTTGATCGGCCCGGTGCTGGATGCCGATGGCGTGGCGGTTACTGGACTGTCGGCTACCGCTCTGAAGGTTATCAAAAACGGCACTCCCGGAGACCCCAATGGCTCCACAACCATGACCCACTCCTTCACCGGGCATTATGTCGTTGCGGCAAATGCGGCTGACATATCGGCCCTTGGTGAAGTGGAGTTTGCGATCAACTCAACGACCAACGCGGCCAGCCCTGTGAAGTTTCAGGTTGTGACAGCGAATGTGTATGACACTTTTTCAAGTACCGATACCTTCGATGTCAACGTAACGAGCCAAGCAAACATCGACTTCGGAGCTTTGCAGAAAACCAGCTTGAACGCAGCGACCCCGGCGGTCACTGTTTCCGACAAGACAGGATTCTCGCTTTCAGCCACCGGTGCCGACTTGATCCTGAAGTCCTCAACCTTCATTCAGGCGATAGTGGCGGCCATAAATGAGCTGGCCACCTACGGTCTGACGGCGATCAATACCCTGCTGGTGACCACCGGCATCAAGACGGCGACCACGGCGGCACCTACTGACATGGCCCTTGATTCAACGGTAGCCAAAGAGGCAACCCTCACGACAGTGGCCGGATACCTTGATACAGAGATTGCGGATATCCTTTTAGACACCGGCACGACCATACCGGGGACCATTACAGCCCTGGCCGCAACCCTGAAAGAGGTCAATCAGTCCCTGAACGGCGCGGTGGTCGAGATAGACCGGGCAAACAGCACGTTCAAGGTTTACGATACGGACGGCGTAACCCTGCTGTTCACAATCACAAAGACGACTGCCGGTAATGTCGATACGTTGACGAGGTCATAATGACTCAAGGTCTGGACTGGTTAGAACAAGCATCGAGGGGCAAGTTTTCAACAGAGGAGACGCCCACTCCCGCGCCTTCATCGACGGCGGTCGGGACCGGCTTCTATCCCCGGATGCAGAAGACGGCGAACCGGCTCTTGATAGGCAAGGGCCAGACCGTGACCATCACGCACACCGTGGCCGGAACCTATGACCCGGCAACCGGACTTGTGAACAACTCCTTGACCACGCAGACAGGGACCGGGGCCATACTTGATTACAGCGTACAACAAGCCGGTGTTTTTAACGCCCCTGGGTCTTTGGTGCGGGTAGGCGACAAACAGCTTCTTTTGTCGCCACTGGACACAGACGGCGCGGTTTTAACGGGTCCATCGGTTGGCGATATGGTCACGGTGGCAGCAGGGACTAAATACACCATAACGCAGATCAAAGAGGTTTCGCCTGCTGGTACGGTTGTCTTGTACGACATTAACCTTAGGGGCGTTTAATGAGCTTCTCAGACGACATAAAGAAGTTTGTTGAAAAATCAAAGGGCAACGGCAACCGGGTTGTCAGAAAAACCGTCATTGATATTTCAAAATCTCTTGTTGATCGGTCTCCTGTCGGCAACCCTGAACTGTGGTTCTCTTTGGGGGCGTCATACCGATTCATGAACCTGGCCGGAACCAAACGCCTGAAACGCGGGAAGCTTGAATACCGGCGGCAACCACCGAAGGGATATTCGGGCGGTCACTTCCGGGCAAATTGGCAGCTTGGAGTCGGATCAATGCCGCAAGGCGAGGTTGAGGGCATAGACAAGAGCGGCGCGGCGACAATGGGCAAGATTCGATCCGGAATCCCAAAAGAAGCGGCCGGAAAGGTCTATTACATTGCAAACAATGTTGAATATGGCCCGGCTCTTGAGAACGGCCATAGCAAGCAAGCGCCGCACGGGATGGTGGGACTTACAGAGATTCAGTTCCAAGGCACAATAAGAGACGCGCTTCAAGAGGTGAATAAATGAGCATCGTTTCGGTACGGGCGGCACTTCAGAGCAAGCTGGACGGCATGACGGCACTGGCAACGGTCTGGGAGAACGTGGACTATACCCCGGTCAATGGCACGCCCTACCAAGCCGCCTATGTGATGCCTGCCACACCTGACAACCCGACGCTCGGGGACGACTATTATCAGGAGCAGGGGATATTTCAGATCAGCCTTTTTTATCCTCTCCAGAACGGGACCGCGGCGGCAGAGGCAAGGGCACAGTTGATTCGAACAACTTTCAAACGGGGAACTTCCATGACTTCCGGGTCGGTAACGGTCCGGGTGGACAAGACCCCGGAAATTGGAGCGGGCCGGGTAGACGGCGACAGATGGCATATACCCGTTCGTGTGCGTTGGTTTGCGGGAATAACTTAAAAAACAAAGGAGAATGAACAATGGCAACAGCAAGTGGAATTGAAAAAAAGTTGATCCTGGCCCCTCAGGCGGCCCAGGGAACTTGTGCGGTCGCCGACCTCGCCACGGCTCAGTATTTGCGCCGGGTGACTTCGAGCTTCGACCTCACAAAGGAGACCTTCCAGAGCAACGAGATGCGGTCCGACCGGCAGATTGCCGACATGCGGCACGGAATTCAGTCCTGTGACGGCACCATTGCGGGCGAGCTTTCACCGGGGACATATTTCCGGCTCATGGCAGCTATCCTGCGTAAGGACTTTGTGGCGGCCCCGGCCAGTGGCGAAGAGTCCGACGTTGCCTGTACGCTCGGGACCGGGCCGATTGCCACCTTCACCTCGGCGGCGACCGGAACCTTCCTCACGGATGGCCTGAAAGTAGGCGACGTGGGGCGGTGGACCGGATGGAGCACCACGGGCGCCGGCAACAACGCCAGGAACTTCCTGATTACCTCCCTGACCGAATTGGTCATGGTCGGGACATTCCTTGACGGGGCGGTCGGCGCGGCGAAAATTGCCGGTGATGCCGTTACCTTTACGGGCGTCGGCAAAAAGACATGGACCCCGGCCACAGCTCATACCGAAAACTGGTTCTCGATTGAGCACAATTTCAGCGATCTGGACCTTTCCGAGGTGTTCTACGATGCGAAGGTAAACACCATGGCCGTGAAGCTGCCGGCATCCGGGATGGCTACCGTTGACTTCGGCATGATGGCCCTTCGACAGAACCGGCTTGTGGCCGGGACCTCGCCCTATTTTTCGGCGGTCCTTGCGGCTTCGACCAGCGGTATCCTTGCGGCGGTAAATGGCGCGGTGTATGTGGCCGGGACCAAGATCGCCGTACTCACCGGCATGGACTTCGATGTGTCCGCAGGATTGACCTCGGAGGGCGTCATTGGCTCGAATTACAAACCCGATATTTTTGACGGCCGGATTCAGGTCAAGGGCAATATGTCGCTGTTCTTCGAGAACGCCACCATGCGGGATTACTTCGCCGACGAAACAGAGGTCAGCGTGTCGGCGGTGTTCACAACGGCCAATAGTGCGACGGCCGACTTTATCGCGTTCACCATGCCCAGGGTGAAAATGGGCGGGTCCGGCAAAGATGACGGCGAAAAAGGAATCATTCAGACCATGCCGTTTGTGGCCCTGTTCGATACCGGCGGCGATGACGGCACAACCTGTACGGTGGATTCACTGGCAACCACATTGAGCATCCAGGATTCAACGGTAGAATAACGCTACGAGGCAAGCCGACTGGCCTACAGTGTCGGAAGCGGTCTCTCCGGAGACCTGAAAGGAGAAAAAGATGAAAGTGTCAAGACAGGTGTTCGGACAACTGGCGGAGTGCATTCTGGAAGGCGGCGCTTACAAGGCCACGAAGTATTACGGCGATAAACTGACCGTCAAGGCGACCCGGAAACGGTTCAAGGGAAAAGCTCCCAAGACCATTGACATCGTTTTTAGAATCGGTCCGCCAAATTATGAGGAGCGGAAATTCATTGAAAAGTGTTTTGCGGCGGGGAGACCGCTGCCGGTGAAGAAGATTCAGGTGAAGTATCCGCCCAAAACAAAATAAACCGGAGGTAGGAGGGTTACAATGGAAAAGAAAGTGGTAGATTTATCGGCAATCGACACGGTGAAGGGGTCCAATGAAGGTTTTGAGGTGCGGATTTATCACCCCGGAACCAATGAGGACTTGGATATCTGCATCACGGTTCTGGGAAAGGATTCTGACGCCTTCCATCGGGTCAGCCGTGCGCAGAACAAAAAGCGAATGGCGAAGCTTCAAAAGGGCGGCTTTCGCGGTTCAGCATCGGTCCCGGTGGAAGAGATCGAGCAGGACAATATTGATCTGCTGGCCGCCTGTACGACCGGATGGTCCGGGGTCATTATCGATGGCAAAGAAATCCCCTTCACGGTTGACAACGCGGCCATGGTATATGGTCGGTTCCCCTGGATAAAGGAACAGGTTGACACCGCTATCGGTGACCGCGCAAATTTTATCAAATCCTGATCGGTGAAAGCAGTCCCAAGGAGGCCCCCGGAACCGGGTGGGGCCTCCTTGGGTACGCCGAGAAGGAATTCCAACTGAATAAGCGCCTGAAAGACGGCTCAACAGAAAGAGAAAACCTTGAAGCAGCTCAGCGGCAGACGAATAAACCAATACCGGCGCTTGACCCGGTCGAGTGTCATGACTGCATCAAATATCTTTGGGCTTGGTTCTGTGAGGTTGCCGGGGGCCGGAGCTACACCGATGGACAGCCTATGCCATTATCATACCGGGAACTTGAGGCGTGGGCAAATTTAACCAAGTCCTTCCCTACTGCGTGGGAAGTCGGAATATTGAAGGCCATTGACAGGGTGTACTTAACCGAATCGGGGAAGAACAGATGACCGATATTGCCAGCCTTTTCATTCGCGTGGATTCGTCGGGCGTGGTCACGGCGTCCAAAGACCTGAACAAGCTCACCGAGGACAGCAAGAAGACCGAGAAGGCAACCGACTCTGTCACGGCCGGCTTTGCAAAGCTCAGGCAGGCCATTATTGGTCTTGGTGTAGCTTATGCAGCCATGAAGGTTTCACAGTACATCAGGGACGCCGCTTTCATGGCCGCAAAATATGAAATGCTCGGCGTTTCCATGAAGACGGTCGGGAATATTGCTCGATATACGGGGGCGCAGATGGAAGAGGCTGCGGTGAAAATGCAGAAACTCGGCATCGCAATGGTGGACTCCAGAAATGCAACGATTCAACTTGTAACTGCTGGACTCAAGTTGGCGGATGCTGAAAAGTTTGCTTCCGTTGCACGTGATGCCGCCGTAGTTGGCATGACAAACACAACCGATGCACTGACAAATATTATCCTGGCTGTTAAATCCGGAGAGACGGAAATTCTCAAGACCCTTGGAATAAACGTCAATTTTGAGCAGAGCTACAGGGATCTTGAGGTGTCTATGGGCCGCGCAAAGGGAGCTTTAACCGAAGTTGAAAAGACTCAGGCGCGGGCAAATGCTGTTTTCAAAGACGGTGCTTCAAGGCTTGGTGTTTATGATGATGCCATGAAAACAACCATGAAACAATGTATGTCGCTTGAACGGCATTTTGATAATCTGCAAGTTCTGGTTGGAAAAGCCTTTACTCCGGCAATGGCCGAAATAATTGAAACCATTACCGCGAAGGTTACTGGTTTGAACGGCGAGCTTAGCGGGGAAGGGATGCAAAAGATTGAGGACTGGGGCAATAAATTTAGACTTACCGTTGTAGGCATAGAGGCTGAGATAATGTGGCTTGCTACGATTATCGACAAAATCGGCGGGACTTTAACGCAGATCGTTGCCTTATCAGGAACTGTTGCACGGTGGTCTCCTGTCGGGCTTGCGGGCCGGGCTTTTGGGAAAGACCCCGGCGGCGATGCGGCTGAATGGGCAATAAAGCAAAACGAAAAGCTCGAGGCCAGATATAAGGCTACAGAGAAACAACTTAATGCCCTTGTTATTAAATATGGAGAGCTGGCCGACGCCTATGCCTACAACATGAGCCCGGCGGGCAAAGCTGCGGCTGAACAGGCGAAACAGGACGCTGCGGTGCTCGAATCCATCAGAATCCAGAACGCCGAGCTGGCAAAAAGCGATCAGGAAAAAGCCGAGGCGGCGGCGAAGTCTGCGGAAGCAACAAAAAAGTTTTATGAAATATGGGACAAAACCAAACAATCCCTGTCCGACAAGATGCAACTGGCCGGGCTTGATGGCGTAGAGCGGAAGCTCATGGAGTCAAAGCTGAACGCCGAGGCATTAAAGCGTCAATTTGAAGAGTTCCCGCCCGTGCTCAGGCAAATAGCAGAGGCATACATTGACAAGGCCAAGGGCGTAGACGACCAGCAGATCAGGAAGGAAGCCGAAGATCAGATACTGCAAGACAAGATGGACCTTTACAAAGACCTGGCCGGGTTTGAGGATGAATATCGACAGGTTCAACTGGAATGGATCAAGAAAATACGCCAGGCCGAGATTGATGCCGGCAAGGATAAAGAGGCGGTAAACAAAAAGGCTGAAGAGTCAATAGCGAAGATCAGCCAAGCCGCTTTTGAGGCCAAATCCAAACAGGTTGATGAAGCCCTGGGCCAGATGGGGACGGCCTTTAACGCAGTCGGCAGCATGTATGACAAGGCTTCTTCTGAATATGCGGCCATGCAAGAAGCGGCAAAGGCAATGATAGTACTACAGAACGCGGTGGCCGTGGCAAATGCGGTGGCCGCCATTGCAAACCAGGGACTCGGAGACCCATACACGGCCTTCGGGCGTATCGCCACCATGACGGCAGCCATGGGCACCCTCCTTGCTTCTGCTGGGCTATCCCTCGGTGGTGGCGGCGGTTCGTCTGCCCCCGCTTTACCGGCAAGCACGGTCCTCGGGGCGGCCGCCGGGACCGGATCTGAATCAATCGCAAATTCTTATGAGCTTTTGCAGGACACCTACGATATGCAATACCGGGAATTGTCCGGTATCAATGAATCCATGAAAGACCTCAACGCAAACATCACCGGGCTTGTGACCAGCATTGTCAGAACCGGCGGCGTGGAGGGGTTTGCCGGATCCGGCGTTTCTTCCATGGGCTCGGCTGAAAAACTGATGGGTGATGTGTTTGGCGGGGCTCATGAGACCGTGGCAAATCTTTTAACCCTGAACCTGCTTCCCGGGCTTGCGGGAAAAATAGACGATTTTGTCGGCAACCTCATGGGATCGGTGGGCTCTGAAATTTTTGGCGGGGGGACCACTACTTCGGCGTATGCATCAGGTATTCAATACGGCGGTGCTTCGGTTCGGTCCTTGCAGGCCGGCGGCGGGGTAGGTGCCCAGAAATATACCTCCTATATTTCGCAGACCGATGGCGGGTGGTTCGGGTCCGATTCAACCTCTTATTATACGCAGACCGGCAAACTGGACGCCCAGGTGAACACGCTGCTGAACAAGGTTTTCCAGAACATGGGGAACACGCTGGTTTTTCTGGCCGAGGGGCTTGGAGCTGATGTTGGCAAGGCCCTCAATTATGTTTTTAAAGAAAGGAAGATCAACCTGATCGGGCTGGACGCCGAAGGGATCAACAAAAAGTTAAACGAGTATTTCTCCATGCTGGGAGACAAGGCGGTTCAAAGGCTGTTCGGCTCCATTGTGGCGGGGTATCAGCAGGTGGGCGAGGGGCTGATGGAGACGGCGGCCCGGCTGGTGATCGACAAAGCGGTGGTTGTTGAAACGCTGAAAATGACAAACCAAGCCTTCCACGGTAGCACAAAAAGCCTGATTGCTTTCAGTGAGGCTATCATAGCCATGGCCGGTGATCTTGAAACGCTTCAGGACGCGGCGGCTACATATTATGACAAATTCTTCACCGAAGCGGAACAGCAGAAGCGGCTCCAGGGCCAACTCAGGGACGTATTCAAAGACATTAACGAGAAACTTCCAACGACCAGGGAAGGCTACCGGGATATTGTTGAGGGCCTTGATTTGACGACCACGTCCGGCCAGGCTGCTTATGTCACGCTCCTTAAGATGGCCGAATACGCGGATCAATATTATTCATACCGTGAAGAAAGGGAAAAGGCCAGGGCTGATAGGGAAAAACAACGGCTTAGCGATCTGATAAATGAACAAGGCAAGGTTGTTGCAGAGTTCCAGGGTTACGCGAACCGCTTAAAGTCCATTCGAGAATCCATGAAGCTGGACGGCGCCCAGGGGCCTTTGTCTTACTTGTCGGCCCAGCGGGTATTGTCTCAGGCGCGGGGCGGCGACTTTTCCGGAATCAACAGCCTGGATGTTTCGTCGGCCTCTTCAACGGCCGGCTTTGCGACGCGGGTTGATTATGAGCGGAACTTTTTCAAGACACTGAACGCCCTGACCGAACTTGACCGGTTGACCGGCGACCAATTATCGACAGCAGAAAAAAGCCTGAACGCCCTACAGTCACAGCTTGACCTATTACAGAACATTGATAAGAACATCGCGGCATCAACCGGCGGCACGGCGGTGGGATATGCCCTTGGCGGCATCGCATCCGGGCCGACCTCTGGGTACGCTGCCACATTGCACGGCACTGAGCTTGTTGTGTCTCCTTCGGCGTCTTACCCGGCCACGGTCAAGGGTGATGGCGGCGATATTGTGTTGATAAAAGAGGTCCGGGCGCTTCGGGCTGAAATAAAGGCCGGGAATCAGAACGGCCGCAGTAGCGCCGCGAAGATCACGAAAATACTGCAACGGTTTGATGAACTTATCGACCCCGAAGGCTTACTGACAAGGACGGCATAATGAAACTGATAGAACCAGTAGCACTCACAGACGCCCAGCTTGTGGCCTCCGATGTTCCAGAGGATGATTATCAGGAGTGGGTGGCCGGTACAGCCTACGCGGTAGGCGACAATGTCATGGTTGCCACTTCAACCGCAGATATCCATAAGAATTATGAGTGTGTCGGGGCGATAGGGGCTGGACTTACGCCAGACTTACTGGATGATAATTGTAATACATTGACGGGCTGGACCGATGGGGATACCTATGGAGGTGAGACGTCTGTTTCTCCGGCCGGACAGTTCAAATTCGACAGTGGAACCGATACCCTTCATAATGGCGCGGCCACAATATATAGAACAATTTCAAGCCCCCCCAATACGCACACAATAGAGATAAAAACCTATTTTGACGCGCTTGGAACAGACCCGAACCTGGATGATGCTGTCTTGGTATATTCATCGGCAACCTGGGCTTTGTTTGTGATCTTTCAGTCCACCGGGCTATTTGTCACTGCTGCCGGCGGAACAACCGCTGAGGTGGGCACCGATATCGTAAAATGTAACACCGAGGCCGAGTGGCAGACGTGGCGGTTTGAGGTGGATAAAACCACGCCAAGCAGCGCTACGGTTGCAGTGTACTTAAAAAATTCTACAGAATCGAGTTTTACGCTGATCGACACTGTCGCATGCGATTATGAGGATAGTTTTACGAATGGCCAGGTCTTTTTTTCACAGCGCGGTGGAACAACAGAGCACAGAATCACCCATGTGGATTACATAAAAATCGCTACTGGGCTGGGTCAGACTGTTACATCAGAAGATTCCCCCCATCTTGACACCACCAACTGGCTTAAAATTTCCGCAACAAACAGGTGGAAGGCTTTTGACGAAAAGGTCGGCAGCCAGACAAGCCAGGCCGAGGCCGTGACTTTTGTCATCGCTCCGGGTACGGCCGTTGACGCCATGGGGTTTCTTGGCATCGCGGCTGATACCATCGACATTGTCGAGATTGACACGACCGGCGATCTTGTGACCAACGGAACAGCCTGGACCGGGGCCACCGGCACCACGCAGCCGACAAGCTGGGACAAGGTCGGCACCCCTGCGGATTATGCCATTGATGGCGGCATGGTTAAGATCACCACTGACGCCGTGAACGAGGGCATGAGCCAAACCATTGCGGTGACAGCAGCAACCGAATACCAGCTTGTCGGGATATACAAGAACACGGCGGCAGACATAGCGCAAATTGCGGTTTATGACGTCACCCACAGCGCCGATATTCTGGCGACAACCGACCTTGCATCAAGCACGGTCAACTCTCCTTTCTCGAATGTGTTCACCACGCCGGCGGGGTGTGTCTCTGTCAAAATATCGTTTTTGGGCAAGGCCAGCGGTGATATTGTCTGGTTCGACACTGTCCGCCTGGCCCCGACCGCCTACAACGAAACAATCAACATGGTTCCGACCGGAAGCCTTCAAATCACGACCGCAAATGTTTTCGATCTGGTATCATCGGCAACTGCGGTTTTTACCCTCACATTTGCATATTCAGGCGGCACGGTTCTGGTGGGCGGTATAATTTATGGGGTCCAGGCGTATCTGGGCCAGACGCTTTACGGAAGCACCACGGGCATTCACGACTATTCGGTAAAGCAGACAGATGACTTCGGGGTTGCCGATATTCTGGAAAGGGACTATTCAAACAGAATGGCGCTTGACTTTTTGGTCGAAACGGCATCAAAGAACTATGTCTCTAACCTCTTGGCGTCATACCGGGCCACGCTGATCCTGTACGTGGGCGATGAAGACGACCCGACCCTGATAACGTATGGGTTTCCCAAAGACTGGAGCATGGCAACAGGAGAACCGGGATTTGCTATTGTCAGCATTGACATTGAAGGCTTGACATAATCAGCGCACAACCACTAAACGGAGACGTAAGGAGGGCGGCGGGCATGGATCATAAGAAAAACTACACGCAAAAAGAGAATGAAGATAAGATTCCCGAATGGCTGGAATCAATGTCAACGGCCAGTTGGAGAAAATCGGTTATTCTTATCTTGTCCATGTTTATCGCTCTGGGTAGCTGGGTGATGTTACAAGTCGCCGCGTTTCCGACTGAATATACCTCTCGATATGAGTTTCAATGCGCCGTGGACAGGCTGGAGCGCGTCCTCGAATCGGGGTTTGCAAGACAGACTGACCAGATCATTGATCTTTACAAAAAAGACAGGCGGTAGACAAGGCGATCAATAGGGCCCCATGAGCCACAGGGCCATGATCGAATATGCCCCATACTCCAGGTCGGCATCCCCGCCATGAGACCGGACAGTTTTTATATCTTCCATGCCGTGTAGCGGATAGGTGATGATCTCGGCGGCTGTGCCGATATGATACCCGGCGGCAAACAAAGAGTCACGCCACGGCGAAAGTTTAAGAGCTATACCTCCGGCAAGCTGGCCGATAAACCCTGACCGGCCACACCATTGGTGTTCAGACTCCGACATGCCTTCTTTAAAATACCGCTCAGAAAGCCCTTCTTGGCTCCAGGAAGCCCCTATAATTTCGTAGCAAGCCACATGCCCCGCCCAGTGGGAAAGAAACGTTGTGGCTATTCCTGCGCTTACCTGAGCGTATTCCTTGGCCTCCATGTGGGCGAACCTTTGGCACGGAACGCCGTTGATCTTCCAGTCTTGCATATGAGCGCAAGACGACAGAAGCAGGAACAGAAGCGGTAAAAGGTATTTCATGCCATCTCCTTCCTAGGTATATCTTTCAGCTTGAGTTAATAGAAAAGCCCTAACGGTTTCTTTCTGTTCTTTAGACATCTCTGCAATTTTCGCTGCTGAAATGCCTTTTAGGTAAGTTGCGACCCTGTTAACTCCATAAATAATGTAGTTTAAAGAGTCGTGTTCTGAATCAAATATTGTCTGAATATCTTCTGAGGAAAGATCGATCTCAACCTCTTGGTCAAACTGTACGGATTTTGTTATTTTCACTTTTTCTCCTTTCGATACTTGGTTATGCAGTTCACCATAATCTGATACTTGTTCTCTGGCCCCCAAAAGGTCTTCTCGCCGACTCGATGCTGTAACCCGTGGCAAGCATGGCAAAGCGGGACGGCGAACATGTCGGACGGTTTAAGGCCGGTTCCACCATCTGCCCCTTCACGCTGATGGGCAGCGCAACAAGGGCCGCCGCCGCATCTAGAGCATGGCTCTTGCTCAAGCCATGCCCGGTATTCGTAGTCAACTATGTTTTTGGTTTTTTTCATGACCTAACGACTTCTCCTGAAACAACTTTTTTAAGATATTCTATCCGTTCGGAGTATTGTCTCTCCTTTTCCATATATTCTTTTTTAGCTCTATCAAGAAGGTCTGCCTCAAAAGAAATTGCAAAGGTTAATTGCTCAATGTCATATTTTGCTTGTTCAACACTTTCCTCTTGAGTCATCGCCTCTCCTTTCGCAATCAAGCAGCATAACGCTTTAAGCCACCGGCCCGAGGTCCGGTGGAGTGATTGGTTATAAAAAAAGCATGTTCCCGACATTATTGTACTGGTTTTGATCGGCCAGTAGCTCTACTGACTCAAGCTCTCGGTCACGGGCAAAGCCAAAGTCTTGTTCTTCCAAAAAGTTGCTTACTTTTTTATATGCCTCATCGGTCCCATCGGCCACCACATATGAAAACCCGTAAGCAACGCCCGTTGGTGCTGTTTGCATGCCCTTTAATTTTACCCGATATAATTTCATATCATCCTCCTTTGGTTAAAATGGCCCCGGAGCGGAAAGGGGAAAGGGAAGGGGAAAACCGCCCCAGGGCCACAGTCGATTATTCGATAGTTTCCTGCCGGTCTTCGTGGGACATTTCTCGTGTCTTGATGACCTCTCCGGTATCACACCTCATGATTTTGACAGTGTTTTTCTTGAAGTCTTTTACGACCTCACACTTTACGATCCGCATTTCATAGCCGTTGTTTAGCTTGTTGGCGAGGTTGTTCGACTGTGCGGCCAGCGAGTCAATCTTGCTCTTGAGGTCTGACATGATGGCCTTCTTTTCGTCTTCGGCGGTTGATTGATTCGACACCTTGAGCGCAAGTTCGGTTGACATTTCTTTTTTTTCTTCATCGGTGAAAACGTACTTTACATACTCATTTGTAATTTCGTTTTTCATTGCTTTTCTCCTTTTTGTGTTTGATTATCCCTGTTCCTGCGCGTTTCTGGTTAATGTCTTTACATCGACGCCCAGCTTATTGCTCATCACGTCCAAGGCCCGGTCAAAATAGTTACACGCCTTCATGTGCGGCAACTCCTTGTATGATATTGACCGCAGCTCCATGATAACCTGATTGCCTATAACCTTGATCCGGTCCCGCTTGTAGAACCGCAGCTCAACCCGGACCTGGAAGTCAACAGCTTCTTTTGTCTGCCACTCGGGATCATCATTATTGGACGCTACCAGCTTGCAGCACTGCCAGTATAGTTTAAGCTGGTCGTAGGATCGGCCCTTCTCGACGCCGTGCAGCTTGCACCGGATAGTCTGGTTCTCATGAAAGCCCTTCAGCTCTTCGAGTGTTTCATCGTCGAACGGGATCAACGTGTTACCCTTGCGCTGGAATAGGCCCTCTTTCATCGTGCACCCCCCGCGATATAAACAGGCTTCCCGGTGATCGCCTGTATCTCTTTTCTGAATCGCTCCGCGTCGCTGTTTGCTGACGACAGGTGTATCAGGTGGATTTCAATCACCTTAGACAGGTCGTTTGCCGACAAAAAATCTTTAACCGTCTTCAGCTCCATGTGAGACTCTCGCACACGGTTCCGGTTGTGAGCCGGGTATGTGGCGGCCGCCACGTTTTTATCCAGCAGGTCAATATCATAGTTGCACTCTACGGCGATGATCGTAAGGCCCTGGAACCGATACCGGATGAAATATGTGTCAGTCGCGAACATTAGCTTGTCGGGGCCGCTCTGTATCAGGAACCCGAGCGACCCATCACAATCATGCTCCGTTGCAAAGGGCATGATCGTATAGCCGCCGACCTTGAATTGTTTCCCTGCCTCTACGATATGCAAGCGGTGGCCTTTGGCTCCGATGCCTTCAGCCGTCCCTACGCTCATGTACACGTCAACACCGGCCGCAATGAGCTTAACAGCGCCCCTAGAATGATCTTCATGCATGTGAGTCACAAGGCACCCGGCCAGCTCTGACAACTTAAATCCGAACGCCTTTCGAATGTCGGCAAACCTCAAACCGGCTTCGATCATCAATGTTTCTTTGCCGTTGTCGAGCCGGTAGAGGTTCCCGCTTGAGCTGCTGGCTATGGGGGTGAAGTTCATTTTAACAGAAGTCCGGTTTTCTATTTTCTTTCTTGGTATCCGTTGATTCTACGCCTCTATACTCTTTGCAGCGGTTGTCGTCTTGGGTAAACCCGGACATGCAACCGCCGTTATTGTTGGCGTCGCATTTAAGGATGCTACAGCGGGGGGCCTTGTCCTTTTCGCCGGGTGCGGTTTCTGTTTCCGGTTCTTTTGCCTCTGCCGGCTCCGGGTCAATGTCGATGGTGTCCTGGTTGGATCCGTCTGTGATCTGCCGGTGCACCGCGCCGTCAAAGCCCTTAAAGTCTTCCTTGTCCGATTCCAAGGCAACAGACATTTCGATTGTCATCGGGCCGAATTTTGGCACAAGCTGGAGGAGCATGGTCTTCATTGCCATCGCGTCAAAATCTGTTTTCCATGGCGTTGAAGACGAATCAAACGATTTGCTGAATCGTTTCGCGTGGGCCTCGACCTGGGCTATGGTCCAGAACACCGCCTTTTCAAATCCGTTGATGAGCTGCATATATGCGAAGTAACCAATAGCCTTTTCGCTGGTTTTCTTTCCTGTGATCTCAAGGGTTCCCCTGATACGATCATCGAGGACCGTTTCACCCTCAAAAACGACGCCCGAGTTCAGATATTTATATTGCCCGGTGCGGATGGCGAGTTGGATATATCCCTTGTACCCCATCTGGAAATGTGGCTTCATTACGCCCTTCTCTTTGTACGGGATCAGGTGGGCAAATCCGAGATTCTTGTTGATCGGAAGATCAAGGCCAGCGGCCTTCAGGGCCTCTTTGATGATAAGTTTCGGGTCACACTCTGCGAGGTTCTTGTCTTCTCCGCACACATCCAGAAGCGAGGTTATAAATGTTCCGGCCTTCTGTCCCAGCCTTGAATCAATTCTTGATTTGATGTCCGGGTTGCTGAGCTCGGTTTGAATCAATGCAATTCCTGTTTGCTTTTTTACAGCGACGCCTGTTTCTGCCATGATATAGATCCTCCGCTATGATTGTTTTTTGGCTCTTGCCTGTTTCTTTGGTGCTTCCTTCCCTCTTCTTCACCTGCCTGCCTGCCTGACTGTCAGCGACGGGTGATCCGCAGACACCATCAGCCGGATGACCTGACCGCCGGTCTTTTGAAGGGACACAACGCTCTCGGCATTATCAATCCAGATCGGCGCCGTGACTCCATAATATTCAGATAAGATGTTGATGATATCCATGCCCACGTTGATCCGGGCCGCATTGTTGAGTGATGGATAGGGTACGCCTTTGTGAGTTGCTACGCATGTCTCTACAATACCACCGTTGATCTGTTTGTCAAAGAGTTTCCACTTGGTAATCGCAAAGCGGCTGTTTATACGCTCTTCAAGCACGTTCACCTTGGCAACGGTGAACAGGTCGATCAGGTGGAGTGCAGCCTCAAGGGCCTCATATTCAGCGGCGAGGGCCTTTTCAGAGGCTTCAAGTTCTTTGATTCGGTCCATGAATTTGATGCGCTGTTCCTGCCGGGTCAGCTCGGCCCGTAGTTCTCGCTCCCGGTCAATGCGCTCTTTGATTTCTGCATCCAGCTTTTCGGTCCCGGACTTGTCCGACACGCCGGCTGCGATCTTCTTTTCCAGGTCTTCGATTTCTCCTTGTGCCGCCGTGATGCCAGCGGGAACAGGCTCGGCCTCCATAATCGCAAGATCAGCTTTAAGGGAAGCGATCTCGTTCTCAATTTCAATCCCGGATTCAATCGCAATAACCCAATCCCCCTTGGCGCTTTCAAGGTCTTTTTGGTATGCCTCAACGCTTGCCTTGAGCCTCTTGCCCGAGTTGTTGATGTTTGCCAGAACGTCACCTTTGACTTGGTTAAACGCCTCCAGCGCCGTGGCTCGGGCCGCCGCTACCTGATCTTCCGGCAACGGCTGTTTGCAGGTCGGGCAGGATAGGGTGTCTTCAAAGCAAAAAACCGTCTCATCTTCCGCGTACCATTGGGCCTTCAGCTTTTCAATGCTATTTTCAGCCACTTCAATATCGCGGCTGTCTGCCTTGGCTTTGCGTTCGATTCGCTCCACCACACGCTTTAGGTCTTCAAGAGCCGCTGTCCGCTTATTTATTTCGGCTTGCACCCCGGCGATTCTTGCCCCGGTTTTTTTGCGGATGTCCTCTTCCATCACCCGCAGAGACGCCTTTTTGTCCGCAAGCTGGCTTTTCAGCGCGGCCATTCCTCCATCGTTTTCTGAGTTCTGCCGGTCCTGCTCAAGGAAGATTCTTTCTTGGGTTGTGTTTGCGAGGTCGTGATTGATTTCCCCTAAATCAGCAGGCGCAGGAATAATGCTGTTGAGTTCGTCGATCCTGGCCGGAATCTGTTGAAGTTCGTCGTTGATTTTTTTACGCCTGGCCGCGATGATCTTCCGCTGCTCATCGACTGTGTGACCGCCCAGGATGCCGGCCAGTTTCGCCAGATCCTCGATACCGGACAGCTCAACGACCTCGGCGTCGGAGATTTCACCGCAGATTGATAGAAGCGTCGCCCGCTGTTTCTCCCAGTGCAATGATGGAAAGTACCGGGGGTCTGTCAGCAAACGAAAAACATCCTCGGTGATTGTCTCGGCCACCTTGGCTTTGTATTGGGACTCCGACACGGGAACGTCATCGACAAAATAGGCCGTCTTGTGTCCGGTAAATTCAGCGCTTGCGCTGCCGCGTTTCTTTGTCCAGTCCTCGGCCATCACCTTCCTCAAGGCAAGCGGATTTCCGTCCACGTCGAATATCGCTGATACCTCATGGTCTAGGTTGTGGATGGGCGATCCGTCCGGGGCAAGCGTCTTTACCTCAAACAGGCTCTTGCCCTGGCTGTCCTTATTAAAGAGGAGCCACAGAAACCCATCCAGCAGTGTGGTTTTACCGGTTTCGTTGTCGCCTAACACGTCAATGGAGTTTCCATCAGGCCGCAGGGAATACGCAAGCACTCCCTTAAAATTTTTCAATCTCAATTCTGATAATCCGATCTTCATTCCCCTACCTCCCTACCAGCCAAAGGATTATATGCCCTCCGAAATAAATAACGGCGATGGCACAGATGATTAAAGAACAACCACGGAGTTCATCGCGGAAGTTCATAGCACCCCCACTTGAAGGAAACCGCTTTTAAGCTCCTCAAAAATCTGATCGGCAGTTGATTTCGCCATGTATGGTGTGCCGGGCGCTTGAGAATACACACATGATTCTCTCATCCAATTGTTTTTAGAGTGATTGAAAAACAGTGACCACTTTTCTTGTCTTGGATCATTCCAATCCGCTGTCCACTCCGGGTCAATTTCAAACGCCCGGAGAGCGATCAGGGCCATAGGCTTGACCGTGCCGTCGAAGAATTTGCGGGCTGATTCTTTGGTGGGACGACAGAAACCGGAGGAGATGTATATTGTGTGAAGACGCCCAGGTGTGTGGGTTACTTCTCCATCACCAGATATTGTATAGTATCCCGGCCACTTAATCTCTTCCGGTTTCCACACCTCAGGCTTGACCAAGTTGGCCTCGACATCGGAAAGGAAGAATTGCTGTCCTTTTGTGGTTGAGGCGGCAGAAGAACCGTATATTTCTGCTACCTCAAAAATAACACAATTAAAGCCATCAGCATAAATTCTTTCGAGCAACCCATGTGAGTTTATGAACACCATCCCTTCTTTCGCCACAAATTTATCCCCTACTTTAATCATGGTTACCTCCTTAATATAAATCCTCTGAGAATAATTCCCCACCTCTACCAGCATCTGAGCTAACTTGACTAATTTTTATGGCTCGCTCAAGGGCTTCTTTCCGGCTCAAAAAGTTTGAGTGGTTGTCCACAAACCCCTGTTCCAAGACATAATGATGATACAAAGGGCCGTAAATGCGCTCAAGAACGAGCCTCATTTCCGATGAGAAATGCCGCACACCAGGAACGATAAGCCCGTCCTGCATGAGCATTGCGGCTGAAACGATGGGATACTCTTTATTCATGACTGCCCCCTTATTTGTTCTGCTACCAGATCATCATACATTGGATGAATCTCATTCGGGTTAAGACCGTAATCCATTAGGTTATCAAGGTCATTTTCAATACTGTCTTGGGCATACTCACCATTAACACAAGGAAGAAAGTTTTCGCCTTCCAGTATCAGTCTCACACACTCTGCTTCTGCTTGCCTCTCAATGAGTGCAATAGTATTGGCAAGGTGCGTAGCTGTCATTTCCTTGATAGGAATTTTTTGACCGTCTTTTGTTGTCCAGGCTTTGACTGTCATGACTGCCTCCTTAATCCTTGCTTATAGGTTCGCATACCGTCTTTGTTGGGTCGTAGATAGCATTGCAACGCGCACATTCCGCCTTCGCCGGACCATAGACCGATCCGCACTTAGGGCAAATCCAGCCCCGTGTTTGGGTAAGGATAAACCCACCTTTGGGATACTCTGGTTCTCTTGGTGGATCATATGGGCTTGCAACCATTACAGAATCATCATTAACCATATCTGCCACGTCTCCCATGACTGCCTCCTTTTTAAGAATTGAGGGCCATAATCTCTTGATACTTGTCGGTCGGCGGGGCTGTTTTGCCGGACTCGTATTGTGAAATCATGGCCGCAGTAGTTCCGGTTTTCTTTGCGAGTTGCTCTTGTGTTAAACCCAGCCGAACCCGCACGCACCGTATGTCCTTGCCTATTTCTTTCCGTCTTTCTGCTCTGTCCATTTTTCATTCTCCTTTCAAAGTTTTCTAAAGCATATTTTAGTCTATTGTATATGTCAAGCAAAAAAAAACGAAAGGTATATAAAAAAAAGTATTGACAGAATGGTTTTTTCTGGTATGCTGAAACAAAAAAGGAGAAAAAATGGAATTATGCATAAAATGTAAAACAGCCGAGGTCTTTATAAAAGGCCGTGGCCTATGCAAGCGGTGCTACGATTCTCAATATAAAAATAGAACGCAAGAGCGCAACGGGGAACATATAATCAAAAGCACCAATGAAGTTTTATTTATAAGAAACTTTTTCACCCACAACGAATGAATGAAATATGCCTAATTGGCGCTACTAAAAAAGGGAGAAAGAACAATGAAGATCACAAAGGGGTGGTTTAAAGAGCATGATGGTAAATGGTTTTTAAGAACGTCAGACAATGGAGTCTCGCACAACAATTTTAAGCGCACGCCAGTGGGGCAGTGGAATGTTGCTACCAACTGGACCGGTGAGCCGTCATGTAACGCCTGTGGCGGCTTTTTCGGTATAGACCCAGAGGCTTATAGGTTTGGCCTGCCGATACGTAAAACATTTGAGCTTTGCCTGTGGCGTGGCGACCGTGTTGTTATTGATGGCGACAAGATTTGCGTGCGTGGATACAAGGTGGTCTCAGTGGACGCAGATATCCCTGACGAGGCGTTTAACTTGTGCGGGATATTTACACCCCAAAACCTGGAAACTATTACCCCAAAAGATGGAGAGGTTTATCTTATAAGACAGAATCGGATGGTCAACATATCTAACCAGAGCGGTGGTTATTGCTGGTTCCACGGCAACAGCAAGTGCGGAACGGTATCCGGCCAGAGCGGTGGTAATTGCTGGTTCCACGGCAACAGCAAGTGCGGAACGGTATCCGGCCAGAGCGGTGGTAATTGCTGGTTCCACGG